TATCAGCGCCGGCCGTGTTCAGGCTGGTGGAGACGGTCGAATACGACGCGCCAGCCGGGCCTTGCACGCCGAAGTAGATGCCTTCGTTCAGTGCGAACGATGCAATCGAACCCCATGCGGTCGAGTCAGTGTGGTCGACGAGAGTTGCGACCTGCACGCCCGAGCTGCGCAGCGCATACATGCCCTTGCGCGTCGTGCTGGTGCCGTCAGTGCCGAGCAGCGCCGCATCAGTGATGCTTGCGGTGCCGTCAGTGCCGCCCGTTGCCGTGAACGTCGCCGACGTGCCCGGTGCCGCGGTGGACGATCCGACCGTTGCCACGAACAGTTGCGATGGGCCGCGCACACCGGACAAGCCGTTGTTCACTGCGCTTGCGAATGCGGTCCACAGCGCAGCGCCAGTACCAGTCACGTTGTCGAATACTTCCGGCGTGAAGCCGGGGCGCGTGAGCGTGAGCTTGAAGCTCGACGGCGCCGTGCCGGTCGTGATCGCCGCGGTGAGCGTATTGCCGATCGTGCCGGTATAGAGCGCGGTCAGCGTCAGGCCCGTAACGGTGCCTGCGGTGTCTTTGACGAGACACGATGCAGCGATGTCGGTGCCGTCCGTGACGCGCACGTACATAATCGCGTTCGAGCCAGCGGCAAGCGCCACTTGCACGGCGGTCGAGAGGTCGTACTTGCGAACCTGCGGCGAGCCGAGCCAGTTGGCCTGATCGTTGCCAGAGCCAATCAGCGTTGCGCTGTTGACCGGACCCCACGAGCCGACGCCCACGAGGCCGAGCAGGTTGGTTGCCACACCGTTGATGATCGGCGGCGGCGGTTGAATTTGCAGGTAGACGCCCGGCGCGTTCAATGCGCTGACGTTCAAGCTGCCTGCCTGGTAGATCGGCATATGCGATGCTCCAAAAGAAAAAGGCACCCGAAGGTGCCTTTCTCAGCGTTGATGGTGGATTACTGCGCGGCGACTCGGTTGCAGTGGGAGGCGTTTTCCCCCGCCAGAACCTTCGCAACTTCGTCTGCATCCTCGATGCGCGCGCCGCGCTCGTAGTCGCCGAACGGATGGATCACGACGAGCGCGAAATCTGCCTTCGCGGCAGCCTGTTTGTCAGCCATATCGGCTCCTAGTAGATGGTGGTCTTGATGACCGCGCCGGTTGTCGGCTCGATCTGGTTGGTCTGCGTCACAACGACGTCTGTTGCCTGCTGCGTGATCGTCGTCGGATACTCGACCGAGTAACACAGGTCGCGGCGATACAAGTTCGCCTTCTCCTGCAAGTCAACCAGGTCTGAGTGGTGATACAGAAGCCGCCCGGCGAATCCGTCAGGCAGCGTCAGAAAATTGATCTGCGCGAGCATCGGGTCGAGCACCTTGGCGACTGCATCGCGCAATGCCGGTGTCGGCGCCCAGATGACGATGCGAACGACACGCGACTGGCGCTTCACTTCCTTGCCCATCGTCGCCGTGCCGCCAGTGCGCAGCGCGTATTGCGGCGATCCGGCAGGCAGTGTGATAACCGGCCCGCTCGACGTTGTGCCGGCGTAGTCCGCGGCGATCATCGATGCGAGTGCGCTTGCGATCGTCGTCAGCGTGTCGCTCTGCTGCACGGTGTACGTATAGGCGTTGCCACCGATCAGCACTGCGACGTTCTGCGCGAAGTACGTTGCAGGCAGCGTGCCGCCTACCGTGATCGCCAGCCCCGCACCGGTCAGCGTGACCGTTGGCGCGTTGTGGTTGATCTGCTGCCATCCCTGCATGTGGCGGGATGTCTTGTGCTCGAGCGATGTGGGGTACACCGACACGTTGACAATGCCTGCGGCTAGGTCTGCGTCGAGTTGAGGCTTACTCGGCCAGCCCGAGCCGACTTTGCAGCCAGCGCCGACCGTCGACGGCTGAGCCGTGCCGTTTGGATACAGCGCACCGGCGATGAGGCCGACTAGAACGCTCTGAACTTCTGAAATATCCGCCATATCAAGCCTGTGCCTGCATCGCAGTGCATCGATAGCCGAGGTCAGTCAATTCGACGCTCGACAGAATGTAGCGCCGCCCGATGTCATCGGACACGAGATCGCCTGACTGCAGCGTTACGCCGGGAATCTCGGGCAAAAGGATCGCCCACCACGGCGTGCGAACATCGCTCGGCAAGCCGACTTCGTTCTTTTCGCCCTTCGTGCCCTGCAGCACCGACGCATGCCAGCCCGTTGCGAGCGGCGTTTGCGTCGTCGGCGTGTTGCCTTCGTAGTTCGCCACCGCGCCGAATTGCGCCTGCGTCTGCGGCCGTGCAAACGACAGCGTGCGATTGCACTCGACAGCGAGGATCGGCAGCAACGGCTGTTGCGCAGCGATGAAGAACGTACCGGCCGCGCCCATCAGGTAGTCGCCTACCTGCGTTTGCGTGCCGTCGACCAGCGCGTACCATGTCGGCTTCGCGTACTTGTTCGGCCGGCTGTACGTCATGTCTTCAGCGTTGAAACTGGCGAGCAATGACGTCGAGATCGGCGCGAGGCCGGTCAGATCGGCTGATGTGGGGCGATACTGGCTGTATGCGGTGCCGAGCTTCGATGCCGCGATTGCGTAGCCCCGATATACGAGGGTCTGTGCCTTCGTGCCGTCCATATCAGCCCCGAATCACTTGCGAGCCGCCATTGCCGAGCGACGGGCCAGGCGCAATGCCGATGAAATAGCACATGCGGCGACGCCACTGGTCGAACAACTTTGCCCGATCAGCGACTTCCGTCTTGTTTCGCGTCCATACCGCGGCCTGATCGGTGTCGAGATTCGCGCCAGCTCCGTAAATCGCCGTTTCCAGCGTGTAAAGCGGCGTCAGGTAAGTGGTGATGAGCACGGATTCTTCTTCCGGTCGCATACTCGCTAGCCGGTGCGTCAGCGTCTGCCAGACGCCCGGCGAAACCCAGCCGTAAGCGAAGTCCCGCGAGTCATCTGTGACCGTATCGCCCAGCATCGGATAACCGGCAAAGCGCCGAACGTCGGCCTGTTGCTGAGCGGTCAGCATTTATGCGATCTCCCAACCGCCGGGGCGGTAGTTTTCAACTTCGTCGGGGTGAACTTGCGCGGTGTGCGGCTCGGGGTAGAGTTCCGCGTCGCGCTTCATCTCGACATATGCGATGTCGCCGTCATTCGTCGGCGTGTCTGCCTCTTTCTTGGGGCGTGCCATGCTTTCTCCAATGAAAAACGGCCCGCCAGTACTTCAGCGGGCCGCCCCGGCGCAATTAGCCGAGCAGAATGGCCGAGTGTTCCGGCTTGATGTTCTGCTTACCCCACGCGATCGCGATTTCGTAGCGAACGCGGCGGTATTGCTTGTACATCGCCACCTCGAACGCGAGGCCGCTGCGCTCGTCGACGATCGTCGTGCGGTCATCGGCCATGTCGCCTTCTTCCGGCAGCGCCGGCAGGCGAGTTGCGAGCACGAATGCGTTGCGCGAGAACGCTGCGTTGCCGGTGTAGGCAGCGCCAACGGTCACAGCAGCGCCGGTCAGCAGCGCCTGTTGCAGGCCAGGCGCGGCGATCGTGAACGAGCCAGCCGAGAGGGGCGACGTCACGACGTATTTGCGCGTGTCGCCGTTGAACGTCACGACATCACCAGCGACGACCGTGCCGGTGCCTGTCTGAACGTTGATGGTCGTTGCGCCCTTCGCGTGTGCGCCGTTGAGCACATAGCTTGCGCCAGTGCCGGACGTGTGGATCGGGACGCCAGCCGATTCGCGAACCATGAAGCCGCTGAGTTCGAGCAGCGTACCTTGTGCGCGAAGTTCGGTCGTGCCGGCTTCGTTGGCCTTCGTCAACTGAGCGAGGGTGCGGAGGTTCGCGCCGGCCGTGGTATCGATGACCAGTTGCATGTCGGACAGCGGAGCGCCGTTATCCGACAGGATCTTGCGCGCTTGCGCCGGATCGCCGAGCGTCGAAGCGAACGGCGTGCTGCCAGCCGTGCCCGTCGCACGCGAAGCCTGATACACCAGCGTGCCGACGTCGGTTTCCATTTCGTTCACCAGCGTCCGCATTGCCTGCGCGATCTGGTTCGCGCGGATGCCGGTGTAGCCAGGGCCGTGATTCACGCCCTTCTGTTCTTCACCGGTCCAGCGGAACGGGACCATGCGCGACTTGGTGATCGTGATCACCTGGTTCCCGATGTTCTGGTCACCGTCATCGGGCGGCAATTGGCCCGGCGTCACGTCTTCGGCAGTCGAAGCCGGCGCGACGAACGAACGAACGTTTTCACCGACCGCAGCACGAGCGACTTGAGGATCGAGCGTGACTGCCGGGATGAAACCGACCAGTTCGCGCGACACAACGTCGAGCGATGCATACAGGTCGGGGATGAGAGCGGTTAAAGTATTGGCCAAATCAGGCTCCAGATAAATCGAAAGTTGTTCAGGTAAGGTGAATCGAGCCATCCGGCCCGGGTGCGCCAACCCTCATCCGAGGATTCAGCAATTGATTAGGAATGCGATTAGGGATAACATGTGTGAGGTGTTATCCATTACCACTAGCAAAGAGGCAGAAGCCAAAATGCGATTCACTGATTGCGCTGTTGCGGGCTGCGAAAGGAACGCTCACCGCGACGCAAACGGGAAGAAGGGATGGTGTTCAATGCACTATCAGCGGTGGAAAGCTCACGGCGATCCGTTTGCCGTCAAAAAGACGCCATCACCAGCCATAGACTGGATACGAGCCAACGCCGGATACGCTGGCGACGAATGCCTAACGTGGCCGTTTTCTATTGGCGCAGATGGATACGGGAGAGCCCATTACCCCGGTACCGCAAAGCTGACGATCGCATCGCGATTGATGTGCATCGTCGCTCACGGTGAACCGCCGTCTCCCAAGCACGAAGCCGCGCATTCATGCGGCCGAGGCAAGTCAGCCTGCACCAATCCGCGGCATCTGTACTGGGCAACTCCGACGATCAATCACGCCGACAAGATCCTCCACAACACTACCAATCGCGGAGAAAGGCAGTGGCGGGCAAAACTTAGCGAAGCTGACGTCAGGCAGATCCGGAGCCTTATAGGAACCATGACCAATGCAGCTATCGCCAAGCGATTCGACGTCGATCAGAGTCATATTTCTGAGATCAAGCATCGTCGCGCCTGGGCGTGGCTTGATTAATCAGTGATCGTCACACCGCTTCGAGCGGTCTGCGCCTGTTGATGAGGCGGCAGAGCGTCGTAAGCAGCGCGAGTGATGGTTTTGCCGCCAGAGCCGCCACCCGATCCGCCTTGAGCGCCGCCGCCAGATGCGCCAGTGCTCTTGAGGATCGAATCGCGATACGGGTACTGATCGATGAGGATTTCGAGCGCTTCGTCGAACTTCGCCACCTCACCCGGATTGCTCCGGCTGAACAGCTTGTTGCCCGACTTGTCGTAGGCGACGACATCGTTGCCCTCGACCTTGAACGCTTCGCCGAATCGCGCTTGCACGAGATCGGCAGGAATCGCGAGCTTGTCGGCGATCATCTTCGAGCGCGCAAAGCTGCCGCCGACCTTTTCGTCGACCAGCGACTTTTGCAGCGAATCGCGTTCGGAGACGATCGGCGCGTACTTGTCCTCGACGGCCTTGATGGCTTCGGCGCGGATCTTGTCCACTTCGCCGGCGTCGATAAGTTTCTTCGCGTCGAGATTCGCAACGGTGGCGAGCGCCTTGCGTGCGGCTTCGGCGTCGGTGATGCCTTCGAATGCCTTGGCAACCTTTTCGGCCGCTTCAGCGCGCTCGCGGTGCGTCTTTGCTTCGCCGTTCAGGCGCGAGATGGTTTGCACAGTGCCTGCGACGTCGAAAGCGATCTCCTTGCCTTCGTCATTCACATACACCGGCTTGCCGTCTTGCACTACAGCGAATCCGTCATCGTTCAGTTTGAGT